CCCGACCTTTGCAAGTTGCACCAATATTTGAACGCCACGGGCGACGGTGCCATCGCTGGCTACCAACAGGCGATAACCACGACGCCGGGAGCGCCTGCACTGCAAGCGCTCCTAGTGCTCGGGGGGGCTTCGTGGTGGTATCCGATCGAGGAGTGCCCAACCTTTGGGATCTGCAATTGATCATGGTTCGATCGACGGCCAGCATGTGACGATGACAACGCCGTTCGATCCCTTGCCGCCGAGTTCGTCAACACTGTCCGCTGCGTCACCGCCCGTACCGCCGAGACTGCCGCCGCCTCCGCCGCCGGTGGCGCCACCGGAATTGCCGCCTCCGCCGCCACCGCCGTAACCGCGTGCGCCGTTTCCGGTCAGAACCTGCCCCCCAAAGCCCCCGTATGCGGACTCGCCGTTGCTGTCACTCGTCCCTCCGTCGCCACCAGCAAAGCCCTGGAACAACGACCCACCGGCACCGCCAGCGCCAGCCGATGCGCCTGGTCGCCCGCCTTGAGCAGCGATCGAGATGTTGTTCGCAGCCGATGAAAACGACGAGATTTCACCAGTTGCGCCATCGCCTCCTCCCCACGTCGCGCCGTCGCCACCCGTGCCGACAAAGACCGTGGCCGTGGCGCCGATCGCGTCACCTGGAAGGGTCCTGACCGTGACTTCACCACCACCACCACCGCCACCACCGGTCGATCCAGTGCCGCCGCCTCCGCCGCCGCCAGCGCCAACGACCGTGATCTCGATGCGCTTTGCCCAGGTAGGTTTGGTCCAGACCTCCGTACCAGGCGTCGTGAACCACTCCGTCGTCGGAGTCTCATCGGCGAAGTACTCAACCCACTCACTGACGAGATTCATCCACCAGTTGAACTTCTGCGGAGATGGCGCCGTTCCGCGAACGTTGCCATCGGCTTTCTCGCCCGCGGACGGCTCGATCTTCGTTGCGGTCCCGGCGTCCGGCCCCGTCGCGTACGTCGCTCCAGAAGCCCACTCGGGCAAGTCACTCGGTCGCGTCATAGTCGTCCCTTAGATCGTGTGGTCGCTTACGGCCCCGGCCCAGAGCCCCTCGCCCCAGCCTGGCCCCTCGCCGAGGCGAAACAGCTCGTCGCTGTCGTCAGCGTGAAAGTGGACGTCGATGCGCTCGCCAGCGGAAACCGCTTCGGAAAGCATCGACTGCTCAAGCGTTGGGATAAAGTCGATCGGCTCCTCGATTGTGAGCACGAGCGCCTTCGGGAAGTGAGCCGTTAGTGTGTACTCGGTATCACCGAGCAGCAAGTTCGCGATCCGAAGGATATCGTCCCATCGGCCCCGACTTTGGTTGACGGCGATGCGTGCGCGCACGAGGACGCGGAACCGGTCATCATCGTCGATGGTCCTGGTCTGCCCAACGAGCCGCCCAAGCGTAGTGAGCTGTTCAGCCTCGGCGTCGTCAATGAGCCTTGTGACGAGCACCTGCCACGCAGCGTCAGACAGCTCTTGCACCTCTTCGAGATACGAGGAGATCCACGACTCGAGGCGTGGCTTGTCCTTGAACTGGTCAATGAGTCGCGAGAGGCCGCGCTCGACATGATTGGTGATGGCAGACAGCGCCATTACGACACCGTGACCGCGATGTTCGCGGTATTGAAGGTCGCTAGCTCGTCGGAGTCAATGGCGACGTCGCTCGTTCCGGTGGGCCCTGGAGCGGTACCCATCGTGAACAAGGTCACTCCGATAACGCCGTTTCGAAGCCCGCCGAAGTAGAGCGCTAGGGAGTCCGCAAGTCGGTATTGCACGTCCTGCCCTACGCCGTGCACTTTCTGGAGTTCGTCCGCCAGGTACGTCTTCAGTCCGGTTCCCCCGCCGAGATCGTCCCAGCTCGGGCCCTTCACAACAGTCAGCGCTATGTAGATAGGAATCTGATCCGGCCTCGAAAACCAGATGGTGTGGGTCACGCCGTTTGCATCTTCGGCGATGCCGCTAGTCGCGCCCGTGGTCCCATCACCGGCAGACTTCGACGCCCAGATTGCCTGAGCGATCTCGTTGTTGCTGGCGTCCGCGCCTTGCCCATCGAACACGAGAGCGTGGATGTAGTGCGGAGGGATGCCGTTGACGGTGGTGTTACCCGTGTTCGCTGTGACGGTGCACGACTCGACGGCGTCGACCTCGAGCAGGTCGGCCTCGATAGCGCTCGTCGTCGAGCTCCCGGTCGCGGTGAGCTGGTTCTCGCGGCGCTCCCTCAGCGTGGCGTCGTTGTCGGCTTCCCGCCCCTCGACGGCATCGCTAGCGTTGGTCACCGAGTTCCAGCCCGACACGGAGGTGTGAATGACGGTGATTGAACCTGCGTTCGCGGAGATTGGCCCGGTGTTCTCCGATCGAAACCAAACCTCTTGGCCCGTGCCTCCGACGCCGACGTAGTCCTCGAGTGGCGTCCATAGCGACGTCGAATCGCCATCTACGGCCGCGTAGTGCGTGCCGCTGACGAGCGTGACCCCGCTGTCGAGGTCGCACGTCAGCGTCACGCCGGAGTACGAAGCCCCCCGCCGCTCGGTGCCAGTGAGCTTGCCGAGAGACGTCTGGAGGAAGTCCTCGGCCTGGTCAGGGTCGAAGGCGTGATAGCAGACCTCGAGCACCTCCCACGCGGCGCCTAGTTCGTCGGCAAAGATACCGTTGTTCTGGCCCCACGGAGTCGTCGTCGACAGGTCGAGGTTCGGCGAGATCGTGGCGAGCTGTCGCGCGCGGATATCGGCCAAAATCTCCTGGGTCGACTTGCGACTAAACCCGGTACTGACAACACCAAACGGAGCCGGCATCTCAGAGCCTCACTACGAATGCGTCATCGTCCGGGTTGACCGTGATGATGCCGTCGGTTGATTGCACTTCGAATGCGAAGCGAATGGTCCGCTCCTCTGCGTCGAGCGTGAGATCGAAGCTCAGGATCTCGGTCACCCCTGGAGTGCTTCGGAGGACCTGCTCGAAGATCGATCGGACGACCAATCGGTCAGGGCTCTTGACGAGGATATCCCGGTAGTATGGGACGCCTTCGCGCAGGTCCAGGAACCACTCGCCCGCGTAGAAACTGAACCGAGAAGCGATGTTCTGCCGGACCAGCGACGAACCTTCGATCCAGACGAAGTTCCCGTTCTCGAGGGCTAGGTCCCCTTCGGGGATGACCTGGATGACGGCCATGGATCGTGCTCTACTCCCAGAATGGGGAAGGTGATGATTGTGGGGATAGCGGCGCTCGCGCTGCTCGGCGGATGCGGGAAGCCGCGCGATCGAGGCAAGGCCAACGAGTGGCCGCAGGATGCGGCTACGCAGGCTGCGGCTAGCACCTCAGCGGCTCCCGCCGTGCCTAAGACCATTACCGCGCGCGCCGGCTACGCCGTGTTCAAGAAGGAACGGCTCGACGAGTGCACGGACCTATCCGTGCAATCTCCGTTCGAGCTCGGTCAGGAGAAGCCAATGGCGGTCGTCGCCGAGATGCGCTCCAAGTTCATGCCGAAGGATGCCGTTCACGTCAGCTCGTGCTCCGGGCAGTTCGCCGATCGTGTGGTTCTCGGATCATGCCTGATCGAGGAGACAGTGTCCGGAGACGGCGGCGTCGCCGTTGTGCGCATCGCATCGAGCTATTACAGCGTCGTCACGACGAAGGATTCTGACGCTCACATGCGCGCGTGCTTGAAGGATGGCGGCAAGTGGAGCGCGCCTTCGAAGGACGACCCAGAAGCAGCTCGAGAGCGGCTCCGCCAGCGAGCGTCGGCGCTCCAGGACATCGCCAATCAGGCGCAGTAGTTACGACGACGCACCAAGCGCGCCGACCCTGAGGGAGCCTAGTTACTCAGCCTTGAGCTTTGTAACGGCGAGATTCGGAGGCCAGGATGAGAGAGCCAAGCCCAGTGCGGTCTTGAGTGCGGCGCCTCCATCGTTCGCCACCGGAGTCCAGCCGTCGAAGACGGCCTTCAGCGCCTGTAGCGCTGCGCTTACCAAAGTCGCACTTGCGACGAATTGGGCAGCCGCTTGACCGGCCGCGCTCGAGAACACGAACGGCCCTGGGCAATCCATGCGTGCTTCCGTCGAAGGGGCGAGCGGCACCAACACCTTCGTTTCTGGCCCACGCACAAAGATCGCGCACGCATACGACAGGTCATGACGGCGAAGGTCGCCCGGCTCGGAGATCTGCCCGGTCGACCTCCACATCGCGGTGGCCGCCTCGGAAAAGATGAGCCACACGAAGTCCCCAGACATCACCGGAAACTGCATCGCGTAGCCCCCGCCGCCGGGCCACTCGATCGGAACGTTGTGGATGATGGGCAGCTCTTCGTGCACGAGCTCGCCGCTGTACGATTGGATCGCCCGCTTGATGACGGGCTGCACGTCGGCCGTTTGCGTCGCGGGATAGTACGTCACCACGCGCCCAGGCATCGACGTATGCAGGTCGAGCAAGCGCGACTCGATCGCGCTGCGAATCACGTCTACTTCGGTGGGCTCTGCGGGCATGACACTTCGCTCAGTAGGGAACCGCTTGCACCGTGATGTACCAAGGCTGCCCTGACGTATCGCCCTCGTACGTAGCTTTCTCGATGCGGTAATTTCCAGAGATTCGCTCGGACGCAACGACGATGACCGAGCCCGGAACGACGTTCGGAATCATCAACATTTTGACCGTCAACACGCCTTCGTTGTCCATCGACGGCTCGTCGACCATTCCGGTGACCGGGCTAACAAGCACAACCTGGCCGATCGTCGGCAGTCCGCGCTCGGTGAACTGAAGCACGCCGTTCTGGATCGACCACTCGAGGCCGACCGAGTGAGTGATGTACGTGAGCTGATCGGACGCGCTTCCCGATAGGACAATGCCATGCATCGTGATCTGAGAAAGCGTCGGACTCAACGACAGCCGTGGCAGATAGAGCGGGAGGTTGCCCACTCCGAGTCCGATCGACTTCG